GCGGGAGAAGTACCCGTTCTATGACATGCGCGTCGGCGATAGCTTCCTGATCATCAACCCGGACAAGGTCAAGAACGCCCGCAGCGCCGCCTGGATGTTTTCCCAGCGGCACGACGGGGTGCGCTTTTCCATCCGCTGGCGCGAGGCCGACAAGGGCTGGCGCGTGTGGAGGGTGGCCTGATGAAGACCAACAAGGACGACAAGTTCTTGGCAGGCAAATCCCTGGGCGGCCGCCCGGCCGTGGTCGAGGCCCGGATTACTGCGCCCGTGAGGCCGCACAAGCCCCGGCTGCTGACGCCGCAGGAATGGAAGTTCGTCGAGGAATTTTGCGCTGAAGACGGCCGCTTGAACATGCGCGAGGTGGCCATCCGGGCCGGGTACAGCGAGGCCTGGGCAAAGAACCGGGCCCGCGAGCTCACCGACCCGGAGCTGAACCCGCACATTGTGGCCGCGATCCAGGAGCGCCGCAAAGAGCTGGGCGAGAAATACGGGACCACGTACGAGCGGCACATGCGGGACCTGCAGTTGATCCGGGACCAGGCCCTGCAGGCCGGCGCATATGGCGCGGCCGTGCAGGCCGAATACCGCCGGGGGCAAGCCCTGGGCACGATTTACATCGACCGCAAGGAAATCAGGCACGGGACCATCGACAGCATGTCCAAGGAAGAGGTCATGCGCAAGCTGGAGGAAATCCGCCGCTTGTATGGCCAAGGCGGGGGCCCTGTGATCGACATCACGCCCCGACAGTTGGAATCGGACCCTGAGCTGGCCGAGCTGCCGGACACCGCATCGGCCGAAGACCCTGAAGACGACAGCGCCGACGAGCGCCCGCCCGAGAACGGAGAACCCCATGCCAGTGAAACCGGAGAGCCGCCTGTACAACCGGGTCCGGGAAAACCTCGAAAACTGCCGTATATCCCGGATTGAAAACCGGGTGAACCTGGGCATTCCGGACTGCCTGATCGCAATGAAGCCTGAGGGTATTTTTGTGCCCGTGGAGCTCAAGGTGGTGCGCCGTGGCCGAAAGGTAGAGCTGCGCCCGCATCAGGTGGCCTTCCACGTGTCGCACGCGGGCATGGGCTGCCCGACGTTTATCCTGGTGGAATATCACCCGCCCGGCACGGTGGCCGCGCGCAAGGCCGAGCTGCTGCTGTACCGTGGCGAGCAGGCCCTGGACCTGGTCAAGCTCGGGATTGACGCGGAACCCCTGGACCGGTGGAATTACGCGGCCCCGATGTGGCACCGACTGCGCCAGCACCTGGCCGAGAGTTGACAGTTAACACCGGCACGCGTTACCATGGCACGACCTGGGCATGGGCCCGGGCAACAGAAAGCGAGAAAACCATGGAACAAACCCGCGACGAATACCGCGAGCTCGTGCAGCAATGCGCCGAACAAGGCCAGGCCCTGGCCCGAATGATGGCCAGCAATGGCACGCTCGAACCCCTGTACCTGTACCACCGGCCGAGCGAGCCCGGAAAACCTGGCCGCCTGTTTTTGGCCCGGGATTCCGCACCGGTACCGGCCGGCGTGGTGTTGACCACCGGCGAGGGCTTGCGCGCGAATGTGCCCTATGCGGATTTTTTCGCCTGGGTGCACCAGCGGGCCAGGCGCGCCCCGATCCTGTCAGTGGCGGCCGACAATGCGCCGGCGTGACCGCCTACGCCCGCCCCGACGCCCGCCGATTTTTCAGCCTGGACCATTGAAGCCTACCCGGCCGCCCGACGCGGGCCGCACGGGGGTGAAGCTGCTGCTGTTCCTGCTGCTGCAGAAAATCCTGCACGGCCGATAAATTTTTTTTGTCGGGGTGTTGACAGTTGATTTTTTAATGGCTTAAAATTCCGCCAGGCGTCGCGCTGTGCGACTCCACCAGAAAGCGAGAAAGCGAGAAAACTATGCTCAAAACCGTGACCGTATCCGGCAACAAAAAAACCGGGCCCATCGCCGTGACCTACCGCGCCGGCGCGCATCACGTGTTCGGGACCTGCCCGAAAAGCTGCGCCCTGAACCCGCAAGGCGACCACGCGGCCGACCTGATCGACGCCGACTATCTGGCCGCCCTGCGCCAGGCCGTGCCCCGTAACGGCCAGGCCTGGACCTATTCGCATTTTCCGGCCGAGCTGCTGCCGGTACCGGCCGCCGGCGAGACCGTGATTAACGCGAGCTGCGACACCATGGCCGACGCCCTGGCCGCCGTGGCCATCGGCCGCCCGGCCGTGGTGGCCGCCCCGGCCGGCACGGTGTGGCCCTGCACGCGCGACGGGGTCCGATTCGTGCAATGTCCGGCCGAGCTGGCCGAGAATTTCAGCTGCGCGCAGTGTGGCAATGGCCGCCCATTGTGCGCCCGGGGGGATCGGGATTTTGTTGTGGTGTTCGTGGCGCATGGGTCCGGGGCCGCCCTGGTGGGATCGGACACCCCCGGCGGGTGCTACGGTAACGGGGGCCCGGTGCGCCTGCAGTGGAATGCGACGCGGAAAACCGGGGCCGCCGACGACGCGGCCGCCGTGGTGGGCTTTGCCCGCTCCCTGCCCCCTGGGTCCCTGCTGCGCCATCACGTGGTCGGCGACCTGGGCCAGGCCTGAAAATATTTTTTGCCGGGGGCTTGCGCCCCTGGATTTTTTTAGACTAAAATTCAGGCGTCGGGCAATTCCGCCCGGCGCAACTTCAGAAAGCGAGAAAGCAAAATGGCACACATGATCGACACCACCACCGGCACCGCCGCCATGGCATACACCGGCGCGACCCCCTGGCACGGCCTGGGCCAGGCACTGACCCCCGGGGCCAGCATTGAGACCTGGACCCGTGAAGCCGGCCTAGGCTATACCGTCCTGGAATCCCCCGTACGGTATGACACCCCGGCCGCCACCGAGCCGCAAACCTGGCCGGCCCGCAAGGTGCTGCACCGGTCCGACACCGGCGCGCCCCTGGCCGTGGTTTCCGATTCCTACCACGTGGTGCAGCCTGGCCAGGTGATGGATTTTTTCCGCCAGCTCGTTGAGCTCGGGGGCTTTCAGCTTGAGACCGCCGGAGCCCTGAGCGACGGCCGCCGGGTGTGGGCCCTGGCCAGTGTGGGCGACGCGGCCCCCGTGGTTTCCCGGGACCTGGTCAAGCCTTATCTACTGCTGGGCACGTCCTACGATGGGACCATGGCCACGGTGGCAAAATTTACCGCCATCCGCGTGGTATGCAATAACACCATCACGGCCGCCGTCGGGGGCTATTCCGCCGGCCGCGTGATCAAGGGCGAGACCGAGCAAAGCCTGGGCTACCTGAAATCGGCCGTGCGGGTCCTGCATTCCGAGCGATTCGACGCCGACGCCGTGCGCCTGCAGCTCGGGATCGTGGCCGGTGCCTGGGAGTCGTTCCTGGTGCAGTCGCGCCAGCTCGCCGACGTGCCCATGGGCCAGGCCGATGCGGATGAATTCCTGGCCGAGCTGCTGGCCCCGTACCACACCAGCGCCAAGCCCCTGCAGGAAAGCAAAGCCTACCGCCAGGTGCTGGCCTTGTTCAATGGCCAGGCCATCGGGTCCGACCTGCCCGGGGTGGCCGGTACCCGGTGGGCCATGCTAAACGCCGTCACCGAGCTGGTGGACCATGCGCGCGGCCGCTCGAACAATACCCGGATCGAGTCGGCCTGGTTCGGTGCCGGTGCTGCCCTGAAAGCCCGCGCCGCCGAGCTGCTGGCCGCCGACCTGGCCGCCTGAGCTGCTGCACCTGGTGCCCGAGCCCGCCCTGGTGGCGGGCTTTTTTTCGCCTGGCCGCCGGGGGCTTGCGCGCCCTGGATTTTTTGTCCTAAAATTCCGGGACCGGCCGCCGTGGCCGGCATTTTCAGAAAGCGAGAAAGCAATGCCCCAAAAAATGAAATCCGCCCCCGTCGTCGGCCGCCTGGTGCAGGTGCAGGCCCTGCAGGGTATCGGTAAGGTCCGCGTCGGGTTCGATGCCGACTGGGCCGAGTACCGCGTGCAGGCCTGGAACGCCGACGGCCGCCTGGTGAGCGAGTACCACACCGACGACCGGGCCGACGCCCTGGACACCGCCACCGCGATCCTGGAACGCCTGGCCGGCCCGACCGCCGACCAGGTGGCCGCCGTGGCCGCCTTCGCCACCAGGCACGGCCGGACCTGGCGCGCCGACCTGGCCGCCGCCTGGTTATCCGGCCGCGACGCCGCCGAGCCCGACGGCCACCTGTTGCGCCAGGTGCGGAACCGGTTCGGGCCCGCCTGGCTGCGCGACGTCACCCGGGCCGACCTGGGCCTGAGCTGATCCCGACCAGGCCGCCCCCGGCCGATCCAAGCCCGCCCTGGTGGCGGGCTTTTTTGCGCCCGGTATCGCACGCCGAGCCCTTAATTATGCCGATTTTGCATAACCCCATGCCCTGGCCGTGGCCGGCCGAACCTGGCCCCTGGTGCCGGCCGCCTGAGCCCCGATCCGTGGCCGGTGTATCGCACGCCCTGGCCCCCGATCCGTGGCCCGAGCTGCGCCGGCCAGGCCCCCGGGCCGTGCTACCTGGTGCGCGCCTGGTGGGCCGTGGCCCGCGTGCCTGGTGGCCGGCCGCGTGCTACCTGGTGCGCGCCCTGGTGCGCCTGGTGCCTGGTGCGCGGCCCCCGATCCTGGCCACCTGGTGGCCGATCCGTGGCCCCCGGCGCGTGCGCCCTGGTGGCCGCCGGCCGTGGCGCGTGCGCCCTGGTGCGCGGTACCTGGTGCGCGGCCGCCGGTGCCCGGTCCGGGTCCCCTGGCCGCCGGCGCGCGGCCCCCGTACCCGCCCCCGGGCCCAAAAAATGCGCCCGGTCGATGGCTGCGCGGGCTTTGGCC